TGGGGTTGGCATGCTGCAACAGGGTTTGGTTGTCTTTGTGTCCATGCGTTGGCTGTTAGGGATGTTATTACTAAGAATAACGAGAGTATATATTTCATTTCATTTCCTTTATGTTGTTTTCTATTTAGTTTCTAATATATGACCAAGTACCACAACCTGTAGAACATTGGATATTCATTGAACCCTGTTGTGCTTGAGTAGGGTTAGTTTGTTGCACATTAACTGTTGCTCCAGTAGTTCCATTTAAATTAACTTGAAACCACTTATCTGCACCAACACCACCAGACTGAACTGCATTAATAGTATTACCATTATTTGTAGTTCCATTTCCAGCAATAACATTGAACTCATGATTTCCAGATCCATTTTGATCAATACTTATATTATTTCCAGAACCATTTAAATTCTGAATATTTGCTGTATGGTTACCAGCACCTTGTTGTAAAATACTAACCCCATTGTTTATCCCAGAAGGGATTTCAACAGTGGCAGTTTTTACACCAGAATCTCTTTGTGTTATATTTATGTATGTGTTATCAACTGGAGATATTGATCCAAGGTTTATTGACGCATTATTGGCAGCATTATACTGCTCAATATTAATTACATTATTTGAACCAACTTGATTTATATTTACAGTTGCATCTGCTGCTTTTGTTTTTGAACAAAATCCAAAAACAGCAACAAAAAATGCAAAAACAAACAATTTCATTAATTCTGCCTTAAAGTAATTATAGTTGTTCCACCATTGTTGACTCTGTTTATAATTTCAACAGAACCTTGTTGCTGAATTATTTTAGAATTTTGATTTTTTGGAACCATTACACTTTGTGTATTTGATCCATCATTTCTATAAAGAGTTACATTGTTATCATCAACTTCAGCCACAACTCCGCTAGTTGCGATATAATCTGGGAGTAAACCAGATTTACTATTGTTTAATAAGTCTAACTGTGCTGCCATTTGAGCATTAATAATATCCAAGACATTGGCGAGAAAGTTTTGATCAAGTAAATTTCTTGATAGTTTATCTTGAAATGCATCTTTCTGTTGAGCATCTAATGCATTAACAAGAGAGTTTTCTTTTAAAAAGTCAACACTCAATGCTCCAGTTGAAACAACTTTTGTTTGTTCTTCTTGTTTTTTAATTTCTTTTGGTGGAGAAACAATAAGCATATTGTTTAACATGTCAAAATTTAATAAATTTAAAACCACTGGTTTCATTGGAGCGATGGAACGATCATATACCTTTGTTGCTTCAAATGGTTTGGTGAGTGTTACCATACCGCCATCGGTAATAACATCAATAATTCCAGTGTAACAATCTTTTGATACATCGATAGGAATTCTATTTCCTGGACATGTTGGAAGAAGAATAACAGTTGAAGCGCCAATTTCATCTACTGTAGCAGTAAAGTCTGTACCACGAACTGCAACAGTGGCAGTTGGTGTATTGATATTTACATTTTGGTTATTATTATGGGCGATTTGCCCAGATGCGTAACGAACAGTACCCAGCGCAACTTTCATTGCAAGTTTACCACTCTTTGCTTTTGGATCGTAGACAAAGTCATCAATGACCAGTCTAGAGTTTTCGTTTATCTCTACTTTAGTATCATCAGCAAATGTGATACCAACTTTACCACGAGTTGTTTTAATTGCGTCGTTCATTTCAACACCAGTTCCTTTCGCACCAGAGAGTGTTTCTTTATCTCTCTGGATTGAGGGAGGTAAGTTTACTTGTTCAGTAATCTTTCCGACAGCAGCATGCGTCTTACCGCAATTAGAAAGACCAGCGACAAATAAACATAATATAAAATATTTCATATTATTTGTTCTGTAAAACTGTTACACTATTTCCAGAACCAACACCAGTATAATTAAATATATTATTACCACCACTTACATTAGTTTGTGTTAGTGAAGTTGTATTACTAGAACCAGTAATATTAATGCTAGCTTGGTTATCACCAGTTTGATTAATTGTAGTTGCGTTAGATGCACCAACTGTTACTAAAGAAATAGAATTAGTTCCCTGACTTTGATTAATTGTAGTAGTATTTCCACCGCCACCAGTTTGATTAACTGAAACTGTAGCATTAGTATCACTGCTTTGATTAACAGTTAAACTGTTATTATTACCACCACTCTGCAATGCAGTAATACTATTATTTTGACCAGCACCTGTTTGATTAATATTCAAGAAAGCAAAATTTCCAACTTGTTGAACATCAATTATAGGACTATCATTAGTTGATCCTGGATTCATACTTTTAATTGTTGCGTCAGCATTATTACCTGTTACGCTGTAACGAATGCTAGGTGTACCATTTCCACCTGTAGTAGTATCAATACCAAACCTTAACATGTTGCCACTACCAATTTGATCGATAGTTACGGTATTATTGTCTCCCCAAATTTTTGCAGGAGTTTGACTACTAGTACCAATTCCAGGTAATCCTCTTACCGTGTTACCAGCACCATCTTGGGTAATATTAATCGTACTATTATCGCCAGACTGATCAATATAAATGCTATTATCAGCAGCATAACCCGACATTGACATTGCAGTCAATGCTAGAATTGCGAATAATTTTCTCGGAAATTCGCCGTTTCCTTTCATTCTTTTAACCATCTTTTTTATTAGAACTAAGTTACGTTCCTTAGTTCTTCTCCTTTAGGTTCTCTTTGTTTTGGTTTTCGTTTCCTTCATATTTTTTATCAGGGATTATAACTGGAAGCGATAGTGTGGTCTTTTTATAATCCCACACTCCTCTTCGTTCGCCTTCTTTAATTAATTCAACTACTGCTGCTTCAATCGTTGCCTTTATTGCCAATGTTCCTGGCTCATTAATTGTTAAACCTGCCTCAGCTTCAAATGCTTCTGTTCCATTATTTAAAAACTTTAATACAGCTACAGAATCTGCTGTTGAATAAACTATTTTAGTTACAGTAACTGCAACTAATACTTTACCAGTATTTACAGATACTGCTCTTAATGATACTGTTACCGTATCTTTAGAGTATTGAGTTTGAGAACCAATACCTAAAAATCTATGAGCAGCACCACCAGATTCAGAACCAGAATCATAACCAATAATGCCACCTTCCATAATTAAACCAGCAAATTGAAGTGGCATTAGTGGTTTTGCTTCTTTTCCTTCATATGCTTCGCGCATCTGACGAATGATTGTTCTTTCCTTTGTCAGATTATCTACAGCAACACGTTCAACTACATCAAACCATTGCGCTTTACCTACATCTTGTAAAGCACGAATTAAAAATACTTCGCCACCTTGCGTCACAGCAGTGGATAAGTTAGCAATTCCAGGTGTAGGTTTACGCTGTCCAGTTTTATCTTGAAAACTATAAACAGCGACAGTTACTTTTTTACCATCAGGCGCAGGAATAGCATCAAATTCTTTCTCAAGTTTATTGGGTGCTACTTCTGGCTTATATTCATAGCCAGCTTTCTGTATTACAGCGCAACCAGAAAGAATTAATATTAGTGATAATAAAATTAACTTTTTCATTAGAAAGTAAACTGCCCAAGTGGTACTGTAACATTTGTAACATTACCTAATGTATCTGTTACGCTAAGATATACATTTGAACTATCTTTAGTCCAACTAATTAAATTACCTTCAAAGTTTAATGTTCCGCTATTTGAACCTCCATTGGCAAACATTGCGGTTGCCAAATTTTGAGAGATTTGAGCGTAAATACGAGATTCTAAATTATTTAAAAATTTAGCAATGTTTGTATTTTGTTGAGCATTGGCAGCTGCTTGGGCTGCTGCCAATGCATCTTTAACTATTTGTTGTTGTCTTGTATACTCTTGGTTCTCTATTGTAAGAACGTGTGATGAATAGCCATTGCCATTGAAGGATGGAGATTTAAATGACTGATCTGGCAATGGTGTGGCAATTGCGACATTACTTATCAGTGTTATTAACAGTACTCTTTTGTGAATCATCTTTTAAATTTCCCTGTTCACGCAACGAAAGGATGACATTCACTTTTTGATTTAATCGGATAAGATCATTATCCAACATTCTAATTCGATCGATTAATGCGATCAATACATTATTTGCTTCAGTCGTTACTGGCTTAATCTCAGTCGTTACCCATTTCCAAACATAATAAACCAAATAACCCATGCCACCTGCGGCAACAATAGGAAATCCATACTTATTAATTAATGAGACTAAATCCATTTTCTATTACTCTTTAGTTCTTAACAAAGCAACTTTGCCATTTGCGCCAGTTACAAGTTTAAACATATCTCCTTCTTTCCATGCTTCTGGAAGATTGCCCCATTTATTTCCATTTGATTGACCAGATAGTTTTAAATCTGCATCAAAAATAATAACATTATCGTTTAAATCAAAATTGTAATCTACGTAAATCATTTTGCGTTCCTTTCAGCAAGCATTCTAAACCATTCTTTTTTCATCTCAATATCATGTCTAATATGAGTCAGGTGATCATCTCCATTATCTTTAGTATAAAGGTAAAGGAGAAAAGCAATAAAACTAAAAAACCCTACGGTATATAACTGCATAGCAGTAATTGTAAATGTAAATGTCATTAATCTCTCCTCGCATCAGATTGCTCTGCTCTAGCGATTCTATCTAAATCAGGTGGAATATGGAGTGCATGACTTACTTTAGTATCAATTCGAATGACATCGTGGTTCATGGCTGAAACACGTTTATCTAATGCCATGATGATACCAGCCATCTGTTTAACAGAGGAAGTTACGCCAGCTAAAATAAATTTAAGGGTTAGGAAAACGAAATAACCAGCTGCAGCAGCTGCAGCAATGGGAAATCCAACCTCCGCCACCAATTTAAATAAATCCATACTTTATCCATATAGTTATTATGGTTGGGGTTTAATCTTTTACCCTCTTATTATAGGACTATTTAGGAATGGCTATTTCTTATTTTGCAAGTCTTCTACTTCCTTTTCTATGGTTTTTACACCAATAGTTGAGAAAACTTCTTTGGCTTTATTTAGAAATGATTGGGTTTTTTGAGGTAGTGAATCATCACGTTTTTCAAGACGATTGTATAGATTAGGTTCCCAATCTTTACTTTCATCAACTGTAATATTAAGTTCTTCGTCAGTTATTTCAGCTGATTCATAATTGCTGATATTTTTCTCAACAATATGCTCATCGCCTTTTATTGATAACTGAGCATTATCAGAAGCATGTAAATTATCTTCTAAAGTAACTTCAATTGATGGTGATTCTGGTGGAGGATCTGGTAGTTCGCCCTGATCAATAAAAACTTCTTGTTGAATTGGTTCAACTTCTTCTCTATTACGTTTCTGTTGCCAGTTAGCAGCAATTAATAATAAAACTGCTAGTGGATCAAATACTGAAACAATCATTATAATAACCCAGCGAACTGCTTTTTCTAATACATCATTTTCTGGATTATCACCATATAATAATGCTGCAATATATTTTATTGGACCGACTTCGGCTTCGACTTTGCGGACTTCGCTGGCGATTGGCGCACGCTCTTCGTTGTATTTGGCGATTTTGGTTTGCGCTTGACCGATTTCGTTGAGGATTCTGTTACGGTCTTTTTGCTGTCCTCGTCTAATGGAAATGGCACGCTCTGCTCCACTGGCTTCTGTGGTTCTTGAGATGGTTTGATCAACTTGAGCATCGAGTTGAGAAAGTTCTTTACGGCTTGCATTTATATTCTCCTTTTCGGTTTTAATTTTTTCATCTATTAATGAAAGTTTTGCTTGCACATCTCCAGATGGTATTGCTTGATCTAAATGGGCTTTTGATAGATAACCAAAAATACCCATTGACGTTAGTAGCATTAAAATTACTAAAGCTACAGTAAAGTAATATTTTAATAATACTGGAACTTCTTTCCAATTACGGTATAGCCATGAAGCAACAACTAATTTTGATGATTCAAGTAGCGAACCCATAATGAAAATTGGTATGGCTGAAGCTGCGAAAATCGCAACTAACCCCATAATAGAATAGTAAGCAGCGCAAGCAGATAATGCTAATGCTGTTCCGAATAGTAGATATGTCATAATTTGTTTTTAATATGAGAACCATGGACTCGAACAGATATCTGTCCATTATAGTAGTCGTCTGATTCTAATACTTTCCTCCCGAACTGTTCCCTTGCTTCTATATAAGAACATTCTGCTTTAGATTTACACAAAAATAAAATCTCACGTATAAAGTTTTCTTTACCGAGAGACTCAACATCTTTATTTAGTTCAATACTAGAACCATAATATTCTCTCCAGTCGCTATCAATCTTGCCACGAATCTTTTTTTTCTTTTTTATACCATTTTTCTGAGTAACCATCTTATAGGTTGTCTTAGAAAACTTCGCTAACTTCTTACCGATATACATGCGACTTGTGGCTTTGTTCGTAATTAAATAAACAAAGCCAACACAATCTTCTGGTAAATCTTCAATGATTTGATTATTAAATGTCCACATAGGACATATATTTATCTACCAAATATTTGTATAGTTTCTCTGATTGGAGCTACTGAAGAGGTATTAAAAACTGTATGTTGGATTGGAGGTTCAATAAAAACCATCTTATTGTATTCTGGTTTTATGCACTTGATCTCATTATTATCTTTATAGGCAAAGTAACCACCCCAGTCATCATCCCAATATTCGTTTAGATAGATTGTTGCCCCAAACTTAACATGACTATCACCATGCCATGGGATGTAGCTACCTCTTATCCAACCATACCACATACAACCAATGCTATTATATTCTGGTAGGTATTGTTTTATCTCTTGTGATATTCTAGATGTTATTTGATCGTTTAGGTCTTTGACTAATACTGGATTACTATCCTTAATAATATCTGAACCCCAACTCATATAACTATGTCGGACTTCTCCAGTTCTAGAAAAATCTTTTATAATTTCTAATAGAGATGGCGAAAGAACATTACTCACAAATTTAATGTTACTCATCTTTTTCTAGTTCCTCTTCTTCGTAAATATCAGCTGAACATAAAGGGCAATAAACAATATCTTCAAAATTAAAGTCATCGCCCTTTACTGTAATTTTTCCTTCTGCCGCACAAGACGGACATTGAAATTGTTTTACTATCATGCTGCTTTGCCCCATACGTCATTCCAAGACCCAGACAGCGCACCTTTAGCATAGTCAGTTACACGATTCTCAAAGAAGTTTCCATGCACTGGTGCATTAATCATTTCCTCAACCCATGGTAATGGGTTCTTTTTAACTTTGTAAATACCTTTCATACCCAATGAGATAAGACGACGATCTGCGATATAACGAATATACTGTTTAACATCAGCTGCAGATAAATCGCGCATATCACCATTAGCATAGCAAAGGTCAATAAATTTATCTTCTAACTCCACCATTCGCTCAGCAATGGTATAGATCTTACCCTTCAGTTCATCGTTCCAAATTTCATTATTTTCTTTAATAAATTCTTTAAACAAACGAATCATATTCTCAGAGTGCATCGTTTCATCAACAATAGACCAAGTAACAATTTGCCCCATCCCTTTCATAATACCATGACGAGGAAAATTAAGGAGCATAATAAAAGAACTAAAAAGCTGCATACCTTCTGTAAAAGCAGAGAATACTGCGATGTGCGTTGCAGTTGACGCAAGAGTACCATTTTTCGAACTGAGTTCGGTAACATATTCGTGTTTATCCCTCATTTCTTGATATTCAAGAAATTCATTATAAGTTGATTCAGGCATACCTAATGTTTCAATAAGGTGGCTATAAGCAGCAATGTGTAATGCTTCACGAGCAGCAAAACCCATGAGCATCATACGTATTTCTGGCTGCGGGAAATACGGTAAGTAATTGTTAACATAACCCCCAGCAACATCAATGTCTCCTTGAGTAAAGAATCGGAAGATGTTCGTGAGGAATTGTTTTTCTTCATTTGTTAATTTCTTTTTCCAGTCTTTTACGTCTTCAGCCATTGGAACTTCAGAATGAAGCCAGTGAGCCTGTTCGTGTTTCAACCAAGCATCATATGCCCATGGATAATTGAATGGTTTAAAATATGTTCGCTGGTCTGTTAAATTATTTTTTGTTTTTGTGATCATTCTATTACCTTAAATTTATATGCTATACTTATTCTCATGTCTAAACAGTAGATTGTTGGTTCCAATGGGCAGTGTTGCATAGCAGAATTAAAAAGAACTGCGGAATTTGGATATGGGAATACTGACTTTACAACAGTATCGTTTTCAGTAAAAATAAGATGTCCACCAAAGAATGGTGGCCATTGTTTATGAACATAA